ATCATCAAGCAAATTTCCGTATCGGCTGAAAATACCTGGAGCGAGAAGTTCAACCTCTCCGGGGACACGGACGGCTTCACCCCCGCCAGGCGTGCTCTTGTTTCGCAATACGGCGGCGCGGACAATACCGTCACCATTAGGCGTTACAGTCCGGCGGACGGAACCACCATTATCAGCGCGATTGAAATCACGGACTCCATGACAGACCTCTCCATCCCGGTCGAAGGCCTTTATGACGTCGGTATTGCGACGGGCAACTTCGGAAGCGGACCCTGTTTGATCACGGTCGAGCAGTAGGGGGAAGCCATGACCCTGGACACCTCGAATAGTTATGTGACCCTCGAAGAAGCGAACGCCTATTTCGCGGCGCGGCTCTATTCCGACACCTGGGAAGACGCGACCGACGACGAAAAAGAGAAGGTCCTTCTCATGTCCCGGCGAATGCTGGACCTCTACATTCAGTGGAGGGGGACTCCGGCAACCAGTGGGCAGTCCTTGGGCTGGCCTCGAAGCGGTGTCTCCGGAGTCGAAACCGACGAGATCCCCGAAGCGGTCAAGGCGGCTCAACTCGAACTTGCGCTTGTCCTCCAGGGGACGGACACCACGGCGCTTCCGGACGGGGCGGGCCTGGCTTCCATGTCGGTTGGCTCGGTCAGTATGGCCTTCGACCAGACGACCAAGGTCAAGGTCATTCCGGACCATGTCGTCTTCATGCTTTCGAGCCTCGGAAGCCTTCGCGGTGAAGCCGCGTCCTTCAGCGTGACCAGGTAGGGACCATGGAAGAGATCCTGGACGACACCCTGAAACTTCACCACCGGATCGAGCAGCGGGGCAACCAGCTTGCCAAGGAAATGGTCGAGGTCCTGGAGGCCTCCCGCGTTTCCATCCTGGGCAAGCTCTCCAGGCTTCAGGACAAGATCCTGAAGGGCGAGTACCAGGACGAACCCGCAAGCCGCAGGAAGGCGCTTCTGACCGCTCAGAAGACGGAGATCGAACGCCTACTTGAAGACATATATGTCGAGGTCGGGGAGAAGATCAGGGAAGCCGGGGAAGACGTCATTCAAGCGGCTGGAGCCTCGACCACGGCCACCATGAACGCGGCGCTCGGCCTTTCGGTATCCTTCGCCAAGCTCCCCAAGGACGCGGTCACCTCCTGGTTCGAGATGAGCCAGGTGGAAGGCCTCCTGGTGAATGATTGGCTGAAGAAGCTCGAACAGTTGGCGGTTGACCGTATCGTATCGTCAGGACGTCAAGCCATGGTCGAAGGCCTCGGCGCTCAGGCAACGGCGCGGCTCATGCGCCAGAAGGGCATAGAAGGCAGCGTACCGGGCTTGAATGGCCTTGCTCGGACCTGGCTTCAGTCGGCGGCGCACTACGCCAAGGAAGAGGTCATCAAGAGGGACTTTGACGACTTCGTGGTCGGCTGGAAGTACAGCGCCACCTTGGACAGACGGACCTGTCTTGTCTGTGGGCCGACAGACGGTCGGATCTTCAAGAAGGATGAGTCCCGGCCTGTACTCCCGCGTCATTGGGCTTGCCGATGCGTCTACATTCCCCTTCCACCGACATGGCGGGAACTCGGGATCGACAAGGACGAAATGGAAGAAGGGACCCGTCCGGCGGTCAAGCATTCAGGCCGAACCGTTCATCACCGGGACGGAAGCACCAGTACCAAGTTCAAGGTCGAGTCCGTGGAGCATGTCCCGCAAAGCCTAACCTATCAGGCGTGGATGAAGCGCCAGGTGGAGAAGGACCCGGACTTCGTGAAGTCGGTCCTGGGGAAGACCAGGTTCGAATTGTTCAAGGCCGGGAAGCTCGAACTCAAGAACATGAGCGCGGACGGTCGAATCAAGAGACTTTCGGAATTGTGAGGGAATAATGGTGGAAGGACGCCGGCCACGAATACCATGTCTGTCTTGCGGCAGTGAAGAGACATACAAGATCCACGGGCCAAGGGCATTGACCTCTTTCCTCTATGAACAGCGGTATCAGTGCCGGCAGTGCGGCCAGAAGTTCCTTGGTCATTGGGAATGCTCCTTCCTCAGGGAGTACAACGACAGGCCCAAGGGCGGCGTCAAAGTCGTCCATTCAGAAAATTTCAGTGCTTAACCTCCTGAGCACCGTCCCCTTCTGGTTTACCACCACCGGCCAGAAGGGGACTTTCTCCAAAGGCAGACCATGAGACACCCCGACCTTCCCGACCGCGTCCAGACGCTCGAAGATGAGGTTCATGGACTCGAAAGCATGATCGACAGCCGGACGCGCAAGTTATGGTCCGAGATCCAGAAACTACAGGCCGAGGTCAAGGAACTGCGGGAACGAACAGGACCGGCCACGATAACCGCCAAGGAGCCTAGAGGATGAAGCCATGTGCATGGATCGGGATTGATCCCGGCAAGAACGGAGCAATCGCCCTCGTTCATCGTGACGGTCAGCTTGTCGAGGATTGGCCGGGAGACGCGGCCGGGGCTGCTGAACTGCTGCTGGAGTGGCGCACCGAATTCAATATCGAACTCGCGGCCCTGGAGAGCGTTCACGCCATGCCGGGGCAGGGAGTGAAAAGCATGTTCACCTTCGGGCAGAACCTCGGGCAGTGGCAAGGCGTCCTGTCTGCGCTATTTGTCCCCTACGTCATGACAAGACCGCAGGAGTGGCAAAAGGGCCTGGTGACCACTTCAGATGGAGCAGACACAAAGGCCCGCGCTATCACCGTGGCAAGGCGTCTTTTCCCTGACGTGGAGCTTTCCAGAAAAAAGGACCACGGCCGAGCAGACGCCTTGCTCTTGGCATGGTGGGCCAGACGACAATCCAAATAAACCCGACATAGATTTAGGCCGCAACAAAAGGCCCATGATCCCCCGCAAGACATTCCGCCCTCTGGTCTTGTGGGGGATTTTTATTCAGCAACGATCTATTTCTTCCGACATGGCGCAATAGCAAATAAAATCCAGTGTATTTTTTACTGAAGAAAATTCATTCTTCCGGCGAAAATTACATGGGAAAAAATAGCCGACGTGGCGCAATAGTTCACTATTGCGCCACCTTTTTTTGGAGAATTTAGACAAGTCTTCGAAATAATTGAAATAGAACAAAATTCAGCATCCTACGCCTTGTGGGAAATCTGAAGAGATCAAAAATATTTATTGACATTAACGCAACGGAAGAACATAGAGGTGGCGAAAGGGCAACCCAAGGAGGGGGAGAAAATGAAAGTCATGGGATATATTCGAGTCAGTACGGACGGACAAGAGGCCTCAGGTCTTGGCCTTACCGACCAGACGGAGAAGATCCGGGCTTATTGCTCCCTCTATGACCTGGAGCTGGTCGAGATTCACAAGGACGCGGCCAGCGGCAAGAACCTCCTGCGCTCAGGCCTTCAGGATGCGCTTTCGGCGCTCAGGCGGGGCGAAGCCGAAGGGCTTGTCGTGGCGAAGCTCGACCGTCTGACACGGTCCGTCCGAGACATGGGCGGTCTTCTGGACGAATACTTCAGGGACGCCTTCGACCTGTTTGTCGTGGCCGAGCAAATCGATACCCGGACCGCCTCGGGGCGCTTCGTTCTCAACCTCCTGACCTCGGTTGCCGAGTGGGAGCGGGAAACCATCGGGGAGCGGACCAGGGCCGCGTTGACGGTGAAGAAGTCCAAGGGGGAGAAGCTCGGGGGGAAGGTCCCCTTCGGCTTCAACGTGACCGAGGACGGACGCCTGGTTGAGAACCCAGAAGAACAAGCCACCATGACCAAGATCCTGAACCTTCGGGCCAAGGGATACAGTTTTCAACGGATTGCCGACACCCTGAACCGGGACGGCGTCTTCACCAAGACGGGCAAGCCGTGGTCCTTCGGTACCGTGGCGAACGTGCTGAAAAAGGCCGCGTAGGAGGCCACGACATGAAAGACGATTTGATCAATGACCCGGACTTCATCGAGCTGAAGAGATCCCTTCAGGGGATGGACCCAGAACGTCAGGAGGCATTCAGAAATATGATGGAACAAAAGACAAAGGCCGAACAGCCGAAGCCGGAAATGATAACGACAATCGAGTTCGCTTCTCGAATCGGTGTCACCCCGGCGGCGGTCAGAAAATGGCTGAAGGAAGGCGTCATCAAGGGCAAGAAGATCGGTCCGAGAAGATGGTTCATCCCCACCAGCGAAATGGAGAAGGTCCTTAGAGTCGAATAGCGGCGCCGGCCTGGTGCGGGAACACCAGACCAACGCCTAACCACAACAGAACCGACAGGAGGTTCATGCAATGGCTGAAGTACAAGTATTGGCGGCTCAGGCGGAACGCAAGGCTGAAATGTGCGTCGGGAACCGTTCATGCGCGAATTGCGACAGCAACCGGGAAACGCGGCGCAAGGTCGATCAGGAAGACCTTGATCGTCTTCTGGAATCCGTGAACCGGCTGAAGTTCATGGGCCGGACCCTTTGGGAATTCGAGGACTTCGACAAGGAAGAGCGCGGGACCCTGGCGATCATGCTTCGGCAGGAAGCCGACCATATTTTCGAAATCATGGAAAATCTGTCTGACAGGTTGGGGGAGTAACCATGGAACCAAGAGACACCTGGTCCGAAGACCTGAAAGACATTCTGGAAGACTCCTTCAAGCCTATCGTGGCCTTCACCCAGATCCTTGAAGGCGTGGACGGACAGTTCGTCCCCGGGGAAGGACACCCCGCTCTTTGTGCCCGCGTCCTCGACGTTCTCCTTCTCAACCAGAAGCGAGTTATGGACGAAGCCTTCGAGATTATCGACCGCAAGGTCGGGAGCATCAGCGTCACCCGATACACCTACGCGGAAGAGAACGAGAAGGAAGGCGTGGCGGGAAAATTCTGCGATGCGCGGTTGATCGGGAATGAACGCGCTCAGGCGTCTTGAATATAGGGCGGGGGAAACCCCGCCTTCTTTGAGGTGGATATGATTCTTCTATGCGGCGCGGAGAAGGGCGGAGTTGGCAAGAGTACCATTGCCGTGAACATGGCGGCTCAGGCCTCCAGCAAGGGCCGTGACGTCCTCTTGGTGGACGCGGACAAACAGCTTTCAAGCTCCATGTGGGCGGCGCTCAGGAAGGGCTTGAATGACGACCAGCTCCCGAAGGTGACCACGGTACAACTGACAGGGAAGGGCCTTCATCAGGAGATCAAGACCCTTGCTCCAAAATTTTCGGACATAGTGATCGACGCCGGCGGGCGCGACTCGGTCGAACTCCGAGCGGCGCTCCTGGTGGCGGACGTCCTTCTGGTCCCGGTCAGGCCTTCTCAGTTCGACTTGTGGAGCCTTTCGACCATTGACCGCCTGGTGAATGAGGCCCGTGTCATCAACCCGGAGATTGCCGTCTTCGTGGTCCTCAACTTCGCCAGTACGAACCCTTCCGTGAAGGAAGCCGAGGAGGCCCGGGAATTCATCGAAGGCGAGTTCCCCGACATGACACTGATCAGGACCACCTTGTCAGAACGGATTGCATACCGGCGGGCCAGCGGCGCGGGAAAGTCGGTCCCCGAGTTCGAAGCGGCGTCCTATGCGGCGCACGAAATCCGACAGCTTTACAAGGAGCTTTTCAAATGACGAAGTTCAACCCCCGTCCTACCCTGGACCAGGCCGAAAAATTCATCGGCGCGGCTGAGGAAGAATATGATCGTCTTCCGTGGGCCGACCTTGACCCCAGAGTGATGAAGGGCTTCAACCTGAGACTGTCCGAAGTCGAGCTGGCGAAGCTCCAGTTCATCAAAGAGCACAGACCAGGTAGCATTCAGGGCTTTATCAAAAAGGTTGTCTTGGCGGCGATTGATAAGGAAATTCAAGCAATTATCGAAGAAAAAAAATAATCACATTCCCGCTTGACATGACTTCGTAAAAAAACTAAGTTTATTTCGAAGTCAACGCGGGAGCACGAATGAAGAGACTCAAACCGAAAGACATTTATCTTCCCCTCGGGGTCAACCCCGACAGATTCCGCTTCCTGGTGAAGCGCGGGAACATTGTTCCCGAGACGCCAACTTCGGGGCAGGGCAAAGCGAATACATTTTCGCCGGAAACCGCCATGAAGGCCGGCGTCTTTTTCTTTTTCGAAGAAATGGGCTTTTCGATTGAAGTTTCGGAAGCAATAACGAATGTTATATTTCAAAACTTAGACAATCATTTATATTGTGCATTTGAAAATACAGATGAAAGTTACTGGATCATGTATATGTATAACAAAATTAATTTTGTTAGGTCATATCAAAAATTCGGTAATGGACCATATATCAAATATACTCTTGAAGATGGAAAATATGAATTTTTAATTTCGGAAGAATGCGTCAACAAAAGCAAGTTTGTTGCGTTCTATAATATTTCAGAAATACTTAGAGAAATTGCCGATAAACTGAAAATTAAATACGAGAATGTCCCGTCTGAGGCATAGTGCCGAAGACAACCATATACAGGGCAAGATGCCCAAGGAGTCTATCTCATGAGTAACGGAATGGAATGCCGGAAATGTCGTTACTGGTTCGCGCCCCAGACGGAAGAAGGGAAGGATCTTGGCGAATGTCACCGGAGATCCCCGAGGGCGGGAAAAGAGGCGTGGCCTATGTCGGCGGCGAATAATTTTTGCGGCGAGTACGCGCCGAGGGACAGGAAGACAACCTCGACGCCAATCACCATGAGATAAAGAAAAGCCCAAGCGACATGGTACTTGGGCTTCTGGGGGGAGAGAAATAAAATTCTCTCGGCGTGGTAACCTTGATATTTTACCCTCTCCCGCCAGAAGTCAAACCATACAGTACCAAACGGTACTAAACGGTACCATTCAGTACCGGACGGTACCACGTCAGCTTGGGGAAGCCTCAGGAGGCAACCCCTATGCCCTACAAATATTGTTCAGACTGCGGAGAGTCCTTCCACCACGACTATGGCGAAGAGTGGAAGACCGTCTGCATCAAATGCTTCAAGCGTCGAAAGTCCATGGAGCGCGGCGAGTCGGACCCCGACAGCGTCTTCGTTGACCGTGACGAGCTGAACCGTCTTCGGCGTGATTCCGAGTTCTACCGAGGCTTATATTTTTCCCTTCTGGCGAAGCAGAACGGGTACAGCCCGGAGCCACCTCCAAGCGCAGGATCAAAAGTCCTCGACCGCATAAAGCCATTCATCAAGGACCTGATCGTCCTTTGCCATCCTGACCGCCACGGCGGCAACGATCCCCGAGCAATCGAGGTGACCAAGCAACTTTTGGACCTCAGACGGGAGGTGTCCGCTTGACCATCGAAAAGTCAGACGTCCTTGATAAGATCAATTTCGAATCGTTCTACAGGTCCGAACTCGACTGTGAACAGCGGTTGAATGGGGATGAACTCCCGGCCCGTTGTCCATTCCACGACGACGACACCCCAAGCCTGTACTGCAACGTCAAGACCGGCTTGTATTTCTGCCAAGGATGTGGGGCCAAGGGCGACGTCTTCTCCTTCGTCCAGGAGCGGCGCGGCGTCACCTTCCAGGAGGCCTTAGGCGAACTCGCCCACCTGGTCGGACTGAATGGGAATGGTGACGGGAAGAAAAAGGAAAAAGCGCGGGCGGTCGAAGCAAACCAGACAGACCGGTACGACTACACCTTTGAAGACGGGACCTATGCCTTTAGCGTCCTCAGGTTCGAGGAAGAAGGGCGTGAAAAGACCTTCCGCCAATGGCACTATGACTTCCAGGCCGAAAAGTGGATCGAGAACGTCCAGGGCGTCCGCCTTGTTCCCTTCAACCTTCCCGAAGTCCTGACCGCGAAGACGGTCTTCATCGTCGAAGGCGAGAAGGACGTTCTCCGGCTCAAGGACTTGGGCTTGGTGGCGACATGCAACCCCATGGGTTCAGGCAAGTGGCGGGACGAGTACGGCCAATTTCTGAAGGGAAAGAAGGTCATCATCATTCCCGACAACGACAAGCCAGGCCGTGACCATGCCGAGGACGTCCGGATCAAGATCAAGCCGTTCGTGGACTCCGTCCGCCTGGTTGAACTCCCCGGGCTTCCCCAGAAGGGGGACGTGTCCGATTGGCTCGACGCCGGCGGCACCATCGACCAGCTCCGGGAGATCGTCGCCAAAGTCCCCGAGGAAACCAAACCAAAAGGGCCGTGGGACTCCCCGGTATCCATCAAGCGAATGGCGACGACAGCGCCGCCACCGTTCCCGTGGTTCGCCAAACAGCGAATGCCGCAGGGCCGAGGCCTTCTTTTGACCGGTATCGGCGGATCTTCGAAGACGACCCTCTTGAAGCAAATGGCAATAGGCGCAGTCCTGGGCCGCGTCCCTTGGGAATGGGAGATCGTCAAGACAGGAAAGGCCGTCCTGGTCTTGACCGAGGACACGGCGGACGACGTCCACGACTCCATTTTCAATATGTGCAAGGCCTTGAACTGCACCGATGAAGAGATCGACATCCTTGACCAAAACTTGATCATTCACCCCAAGGCCGGGGAAGACTGCCTCTTTCTTGTGAAGGACGACAAGGGCGTCTTGGTAAAGTCGGATCTGTTCAACTCCTTCGTGAAAGAAGTCCTGGATCTTGGCGACGTGGTCTTCGTCGGATTCGACCCCGCCTTGTCCCTGAGCGAGGGTGACGAACTCAAACAGGACGAACAGCGCCGCCTTGGCAAAATGGTTGACGACATGGCCGTTCGTACCGGCGCAACGTGCGTCCTTGTCTCCCATGCCACCAAGGCCAGCAACAGCGCGGACGAAATCACAAGCCACAATTCCCGAGGCGGCGGCGCCATCACCGACGCGGTACGCGGCGAATACGCGCTTCGGAACATGACCGCGAAGGAGGCCCAAAAGGCCGGCATCGAGGACGTGGAAGAACGGAAGCGCCTTGTCCAGTTCGTAGCCACAAAGGGCAACCGACTCCCCCCGGCGGCATACGTCCCCGTATGGTTCAGACGCGGCGACTCAGGCGTTCTAAGTCAGGTTGAGGTGTCTATGGACGGAAAAGAGGCTGGAGCGCGGGAAATGAAGTCCCTGGCGATCCTGAAGGACCTTTCTCAGTCATCCTACCCAAGCCTTGCGGAATGGCGGAATAAATGCGCGGCGGAAGGTCTGGTCTTCGGTCCCAACGAAGAAGCGGTCGTCCAGTGCATGAAGCGAATCGTCATGAAGCTGAAAGACCTCGGTTTGATCAAGAAGGGAATCGGGCGCGGTATCTGGGTACCAGTGGAGCACGACACCGATGAAGACTAGGAACTCCGTTAAGTACTCAGAGTTAGGTACGGTACTCCCCTATAGGGGAGAGTACCTTCAGTACCTTTCGGGAATAGTACCTTCAGAGTACCTTCAGAGTACCTTCAGAGTACCTAAGAGGGGGACGGGAAGGGGAAATGGGAAGGGACTTAGGTACCAAAGTACTGAGTACCTTTCAGAGTACCGAAGGACGGGAAGAGTACCTTCACCAGAAGGACAGGAAAAAAGGTGTCCTTGTCCCCCCGGATCAGGTCGAAGGGCCACGACTCCGCAAGTACCTGAAAGAAAAGTGGAAATACCTTAAACGATGGACCAATCATTTAAATTTGAATTTCAATGGCTTATGTCAAAATACTGACACCAGAAGGGAAAGGAAATTATCGACCATGGCGAACAGGAAGAAACCAAAAGAACGCCTTCGGAATCCGGATGGAACTTGGCGCGGCGCGGGCGCTCCTGAAGAGGTGGGCCGAAATAAGCGCAAGCCTCGGGACGTGGACGGTATCCTAGCGGCGCTTCAGGAAGGAACCCTCGACCAGCGCACGAAGACGGCGATGCAGTTCAACGCGGTCAAGGAAGCCTTGGGAGAAGATCCCGAGAAGGTGGCGGCGGCGCTCCTTCGTCACGACATAGCGATCTATGCCACGGTGAACAGGGCCATACTCGACTTCGTCCAGGAGAACCAAGGGGAGCTTGTCTCGAAGGGCGGCGTCATTCCCGAAATGCTGACACGGGACTTCCCGAAGTTCCAAGCGGCTCAGACAAAGGCGCTTGAAGCCTTGATCAAGATCGAGCGGAAACAGAAGTCGAACGGCGGCGTCCTCGATGTGGCGGACGCGGTCCTGGACATTGCCAGCAACCAGGGGGGCGAATGATCAAGATCATGGACACCTTCGAGAAGCGGGACATGGAACGGGAGCTTCGCGCCTTGGGCGTACCTAAGCGCCTCCTGACCCCTGCAACCAAGATCATCCTTCGACACGTCCAGATAGCCTTATTTAAGCGCCTGGGCTTCCTAGGGCGTCTTTGCATGAGGTTCGGTCTATGAGTACCGGCTTCACCTCCAAGGACGTCCTAGCGTGGCGTCAGGGGGCTGAGGGCTTCCTCAAATGGGTGGAAGACGTGAAGCCGCGTATCCCGTCCAAGAAGGGGGGCTTCGAGATCTTCAAGCCGGCGGTCTTCCAGGTCGAAGCGGTCCGGGATGCGTTGGCGCGGGACGACTCGGGCAAGTGGCTTCACCAGACGATAGCCTTCTCTTTCCCCCGGCGCCATTCGAAGACGACCTTGAACGCGCTCCTGGTTGTATGGCGCTTCACCCTGTTTGGGCCGAACGAGAACATCAAGGTTATGGCGAACAGCGAACGCCAGACCCTTTCCGTAGGCTTCAACCTGGTCAAGAAGGTCATCCTGAACACCCCCTTCCTTCTGGGACAGGTCGGGCGGGAGAACCTGAGGGCCTATGACATCCTTCACCCGAAACTTCAGAACGTGATTCAGGCCGTGTCCTGCAACGTGTCGGGCCTGTACGGCGAAAAGGTGACATGCGGTTGGGTGTCGGAGATTCACGCGGCGGCGTCTGAAGACCCTATGCAGGTCTTGGCGTCGTCTCTTGGCGATACGGAAGGATCTTGGTTGCTCCTCGACTCGACGGTGGACGGCGTGGGCGGTCCCCTTCATCGGCTGGAACAGCTCCAGGAGTCCGGGGAAGACCCTACGGTCTTTGTTCGCCGGATCGAGTACCGGGACGTCGAAGAGGCGGTCGAGAAGTCTCCGCCTTGGATTGATCGGGCTTGGCTCCGGAGCCGTCAGAAACAGCTTTTGCCGGCGGTCTTTGCAACTCAGCATTTGAACCAGCGCAGCGCGGCGGCGAATAGTCTTTTCGCGGTCCCGGACATTCAGGCTTGCCGGGAGAAGATCCCGCACCCTCTCACGGCTGAGGGCTTGCAGGACATAGCGGCGGGCCGGAAATACGCGACGGGCGGCGGTCTTGACCGTGCCTATTTCGGGAGCCTCCACGGTGACGCGACGATATGGACTTCGGTTGCGAAGGTGGCGGACGCAGACGGCGGGGAGCCTCATTTCTGGATATTGAACCAGAAGAACGTCCTGGGGAGCTTGGGCCGGTCGATCAAGAAGGAGATCCAAGGGGACTTCGAGAAGTACGACCTGAAGAACGTGGTCATCGAGGCCTACAACGCGCAGGATATAGCCACCTGGGCCATGGAACAGCGGATTCCCTCGGAGATCATTCACGCGACCTCTACGGCTCAGGTCCCGGCCTTCATGGAGCTTTACCGTATTGTGCGGGAAGGGCGGTTGCATTTCTCGGATAAGAACGAAGAATTGGTTCGGGAAATGGAGACATTTTTCTATGAACTCAAGGGCGACAAGCCGAAGTTCGGGACGGACAAGCACCACGACGACCGCGTCTATTCGTTGGCGTGGGCGGTTTACAGTCTTCGGGCAAGGGAACTTGCGGTCTATGAATTGCCGGACATAATTTGCGACAGTCGGTCAAGACATGCGCCAATGTGCTATCTTCGCCAGGGGGACTTGATCCTTCCTTGTGCCGTGAAGTGTCCGGCTCATGTGCGTTGTGAGGGAATGTATCTTCAACACCGTTCCATTCGTGAAGAAAGTGATCTTACATTACCGGAATTCTTCAAGTCTTTGGTGAATGTCGGCGGTGTGAAATCGTACCGTTCCATATAGGTTGACACGGTGTTGAATGGTACTATATGGTATGGTACCAAGTGGTACCAAAGGAAGGTCAAACATGATTTTTTCCCAAGCCGGAAACCTGGTCCGGGACTCGTTCAATGCGGCGATACAGGAAGCCACCAGACAGCGGAAGACGGAAGCGGCCAAGCGGCTGGACTATTACCACGACTTCCAGACGGACTACATCAAGGAAGCGTTGGCGCTCCATTTCACGGACCCCGACAAGCTGACACCTTGCTTTGTGAACATCGTCCGGAAGGTCATCAACCGTCTGGCAATGGTCTATGTCCAGGATGCGCGGCGCAAGGTCGAGGGGACGGACAGGGACAACGAGATCTTTCAGGAGATCGAGCGCGGGGCCTGGCTCGGGGCCAAGTGGAAGCTGGCGAACCGGTACAGCAAGCTCTTGGGCTTGGTGGCGCTTCGTCCCGTCTGGCGAAATGGGGCCTTGGACGTGGACCTGGTGACCCCGGACATTCTCGACGTAACGGTCGGGGACTCTCCCGAGGACCTGAAGTCCTTCATGGTCACGCACTACCCGGAAAGCGGGCGTGAAGACGAACTGACCTACTCCTTGTGGACGCCGAAGGAATTTCAGCGGCTCGACTACAGGGGGCACCCGGTACAGAACGAACCCAACCCGTATGGTACCATACCGTATCAAACCGTATGGAACCGCGTTCCTACTGATTCATACTGGACGCCGGGGGCGGCGGACCTGGTCAGTCTCCAGGAGGCCTTCAACGAGAAGCTGACCGACCTTCTCTATGTGCTCCGGATGCAGGGCTTCGGCGTCGGATACGTCAAGGGCATGAAGGGCGAACTCACGAACGTGGACCCGGGGAGATTCTTCAATCTGCCCGCAGACGGTGAACTTGGCTATGCGAAGACGTCCGCTCCCGTGACCGAGGCCTTGGAGGTCCTGGACTTCCTCCTGAAGCAAGCGGCGGTGTCCAATGGCCTTCCGGCTTCGAGCCTGACCACGGACCCGACCGATGAAAGCGGCGTGGCGAAGGTGGCCGGGAACATCGAGCTGGAAGAATTGCGTCGGGACGACGTGGAACTTTTCAGGGCCTACGAACGGCGGCTTTTCCGCCTGATCAAGACCGTCTGGAACCATCACAACCCCGGACGGAAGTTTAGCGAGAAGGCCGAACTCGTGATCGACTTCTTCGACCAGAAGCCGAACATTTCAGCGGATAAACAGGCGGCGACCTGGGACCAGCTCTTGACCATGGGCGTCATCAGTCCCGTGGACATCATGCTGGAGCGCAACCCGGACATGACCCGGGATGAAGCCAAGGTCCGCCTGGTCGAGATCCAGGACGAGAACCGCGAATTTCTGGAAACGAAAATTTAGCGCCTACCCGGCGAAAAAGGGGAAGACATGACTCAAGATCAGAACGGCGGCGCCCCCGATAGCGGCGTGAATGACCAGGTCCAAGGCAACACGGGAAACGCACCCGACCAAAAAGGCGAACACATGATTCCGAAGTCCCGCTTCGACCAGGTGGTCAATCAGCGGAAGGTGGCGGAAGCGGCGCTCGAAGAAATCGCGGTCGAGCTGGCGGAAGAGGTCCCCGAGGACATGCGCGACGTGATCCCGGACCTTCCCCCGGCTCAGAAGATCAAGTGGCTTCGGGCCGCGATCAAGAAGGGCGTCTTCGGCGGGAATCAGCAAGCCAATGGACCAGACAGTAAGAGGCCTGGCGGGAAACCGCCTGTAAATTTCGACGGCATGTCCCCGCAAGCCATTATGGCGCAGGGATACGGCAAAAAGTGAGGTAATTTCACATGAGCATTACTCTTTTGGAAGCCGCAAAGCTGGTTCAGAACCCGCTTCAGCGCGGCGTGATCGAGATCTTCCCCCGAGTGTCTCCGGTTCTGGAGCGCCTCCCGTTCTTCAACGTGAACGGTCAGGCCTACGTCTACAATCAGGAGAAGACCCTTCCCGGTATCGGCTTCCGTGGCATCAACGGCAGCTATACCGAGTCCACGGGCGTTCTGAACCCCGTCACCGAACGTCTGTATGTCCTGGGCGGCATCAGCGCCGTGGACCGTGCCCTGGTGAAGACTCAGGGCAACGTGAACGACCTTCGCGCCACCTATGACGGCATGAAGGCGAAGGCGGCGGCTCTGGAGTTCACGAAGAAGTTCTTCAAGGGATCTTCCGAAACCGACCCCAACGAGTTCGACGGTCTTGAAGAGCGCCTGACCGGGAACCAGCTTATCAGCATGGGATCGAGCGACGGCGGCGACACCCTGACCTTGGCAAAGCTCGATGAAATGATCGACGCAGTCCAGGGAACCCCGGACGTCCTGTTCATGAACAAGACCATGCGCCGCAAGGTGAACGCGCTCATGCGGGCGGCTGGACAGGCCACGGAAACCGTTTCCGATGCTTTCGGGCGTCAGATTGCGGCCTACGCGGGCATTCCCATTGCCGTGATCGAGCAGGACAAGGACGGCGCCGAGATCCTCGGCTTCACCGAACCCGACCTGGACAACGGCGACAAGAGCGTTTGCACCTCCATCTATGCCGTCCGCTTCGGCGCGGCTGAGTGGGTGTCCGGCCTCCAGGCGGGAGCCATGGACGTGGTGGACCTGGGCCTGAACTCCACCAAGTACGAAACCCTGATCGAGTGGATTTGTGGCATGGGTGTCTTTCACCCGAAGGCCGCCGCACGTCTGCGCGGCATCAAGAACGCCTAGGAGGTGGACCATGATTGATAGCACTATGATCCTGAAGGACGCGGGCCTGGTTGCCGAGTCCGCAGCGGGAACCGTGGATTCCGAAGCCGTGATCGTCAACGTGGGCGCCGGCCTGGTCGAAGGCTTCCTTGTGGTGGACGTGTCCGCCATCGAGGTCGACGCGACCGAGCTTTATTCCATTGCGCTTCAGGGAAGCGACGTGTCCGACTTCTCCACCGGGGACGAAGTGATCGTCGAGCTTGCTTGTCTGAACCTCGGGGCGAATGAGGTCATCGGCGGCAATGCTGACAGCACCGTGGGCCGGTACATGGTCCCCTTCCGCAACGAGTACAAGGGCACCATTTACCCTTATGTCCGCCTCTACACGACCGTAGCCGGCACCGTGGCGACGGGCATCAACTTCAAGGCCCATATCCAGGCCTAGAAGGTGAAACATACCATACCGGACGGTACGGTATGATACCATATAGGCGGGGGCTACGGCTCCCGCCATCCCAAAAGGAAGGTAAAAAATGGCGATCATCAAGCAAATTTCCGTATCGGCTGAAAATACCTGGAGCGAGAAGTTCAACC